TAAGGAAGTCACATATACTGCAATCCTTGGTACGCTGTTGACTTTATTTTCAGTGTTATTTCGTATAATGCTGGCTACTTGTCTGTCAGCATCTCCGTACATAACCGGAATACGCACAAGTGTACCATCTCCATACTTGACTACAAAGTTACTGAATACACGAATTACTTGTGTAATGTAACGACGTATTTGACCATCATAAAAAAATTCCATTATAGATCCGCCCTTGGTTTCAATGCTTGGCTAAGACTTTGTTTTTCAGCAACTCTACTGTTATAGAAAGTCACAGTCCATTGTCCGTCAAACGGTATAGTTTGTTGTACACTATCAATTGTTGGTAAATTAATCTGTGTCATAGAACTAGTCATTCCTGCTGGACTAACATATTGATAAGTTGTTAGTAAATTAGGATAATCTGCGACTACAAACCCAATGACTGTTACACCTAGTTTCAATACTACATATAATCCGGTAGTTCCCGATGGAATTAATGTGTGTATTTGTGTATCACCCGATGATAAATTTTTATAATCAGCAGTAACCGCATCAAAGTATGTATAATTATCGTTGTTAATAAATCCTGTTTTCAACGTGTTTCTAGTGTTATTATTAGTCATGTTCATTCTAACGGCATCTTCAACAGCAACCCAAATACTATTTGAGCCATCATATTTGTATAAACGATTAGGTAACATGTCTACACGCAAAAAGAAATCGTCAGTTGCCGGAGCTTCTGGAAATTGAATTCCAAATCCAAAGTCGTATCCATTAACTGGAAACCCATCGCCTAACAAATATCCAGTATAACCACTACGCTGAGGAACGGCATTTATATTACTGGCTAATTCGCCAGTATCGCTAGCCGAAACTAACGTGCTATCCGTTGTTTCTAATAACGGTTTACCTGTTTTAGGATCTACTGCAAGTGTATAATATTGTCTAGTTTCATATCCGCTCTTAGGAGCATCAATTTCTGATTGCTGTACAATGGCATCATTAATTTGCAATTCTGTGTTATGCATACTAATCAAATCTCTAAGAGTATTGTTAGTAGGATCGCCGTTGGCATCTTTTGCAGGCTGATTAAAGATATCTTTATATTGTTGATTATCGACTATCTTCTTAAGTTTTAATCTATATAGATGTGGGAACCACGTAACGCTAAACCCTTCGCTAGCACGGCCCACGTCTTCTATAACATAATATCTAGGCATTGCTACATCGAAATCACTTAATGCAAAATCATCACGCAAATGTGGAAGTTCTAAAACATCTCCGCTAATGGGCTTACGGCCAATATATTTGATGAAATCATTGATATGTACAGTCATGTACAAAGTGTCATTATCAATAAACAAGCCAAATTGACTTAAATTGAAGTCAATATTTTGTACGTTATACAATCCGCGAATTCTATAAATTGCTTTATCATATGTTCTATCGCGGTTTTCTAAGAATAACAAATCTTGAATATTTGTTACTTGAGTACTGGCATAGCTAGGTTGATCAGCAGTAGAATTATCACTGCTAGTGTTTGTACCTAAGTATTTGTGCAGATAAACGTCGGTTCCGCCCGCTTGAAACATCTCAGATGCTTGGCGGTCAATGAATCGGTAGTCGTTACCTTTTTCGGGTTTGTAAAGTGATAATCGTGGCATAGTAACATATTTATCGTTGGCTAAATATGTAAGGAGAGTAAAAATATGGCAGATTCAACCCCATCAAGCACCCAGAGCAATAGCACTATTGAACGAAACGCGGTATTCGACTACGTTAAAAGAATGCTAGGCGATGGCATGATTGATGTAGAGCTAGATCCCGTACATTACGAAACTGCACTAGATCGCGCATTAAGTCGCTATCGTCAGAAAAGTTCGAATGCTGTAGAAGAAAGCTACATGTTTTTAGAATTAATTCAGGATCAAAATGAATACAGATTACCAGATGAAGTTATTACAGTTCGCGAAGTGTTTCGTCGTGCTATCGGGAGTCGTAGCGGCATCGGCGCTGGTGGCACTTTGTTTGAACCCTTTAACTTGGCATATACAAATACATATATGATGTCAGGCAGTATGATGGGCGGTTTAGCAACGTATGATGCATTTGCCGGTTATCAAAAGTTAGTTGGACGTATGTTTGGTAGTTATATCGAGTATGTATGGAAACCAACTACACATATTTTAAATATTTTACAACGTCCGTTTGCACAAGGCGAACAGATTTTAATTCGTACATATAATTTCCGTCCTGACTGGGTTTTATTGCAGGACATTTATGCCAAACAATGGCTAAAAGATTACACACTTGCCACAGCAAAAATGATGCTAGGCGAAGCTCGCAGTAAGTTCGGTTCAATTGCTGGTCCAGGAAGTCCTATTACACTTAATGGTACAGCATTGTTATCTGCGGGCAAAGAAGAACTTACAAATTTGGATAAGGAACTAGACACACTAGTTGCCGGCGGAACAGGAATGACCTTTGTTCTAGGATAAAAATAACTAAAGAGCCAATAAATATATTATGTCAACATACACCACACTTTCCGCATTACCAGCCGCTGGTTCAGTAGCAGATGCTAATTTAATTTTAGTCACAGCGTCAGTCTCTGGAACTCCTACTAGTGAAAGCGCAACACTATTACAACTTAAAAATTATGTTTTAGATGGTACTGCCGCAACAGCGACTAAACTAGCTTCGCCTGTTACAATTAATGGTGTATCATTTGACGGATCTCAAAATATAAACATTACAGCAACCGTTAGTAATGCTACAACCGCAACTAGACTAGCAACTCCTATAACAATTAACGGTGTATCATTTGACGGATCTGCTAACATTACCGTTCCAATTTCAACATTAGCATGGTCTGCACTAACTAGTGTTCCAACTACTATTGCTGGATATGGAATTACAGATGCAATTAGTTTAACAGGTACACAAACTTTAACAAATAAGACATTAACACAACCTGTTATTTCATCTATTGCTAATACTGGCATTTTAACATTACCGACTAGCACAGACACACTAGTAGGTCGTGCAACAACTGATACGTTAACTAATAAATCAATCAGTGGTGGTACTAATACACTTACTAATATTCCCAATACTGCATTAACAAACAGTTCTATTACTGTTAATGGTGTTCAAATTAGTCTAGGTGGTACAGGTTCTATTACAACAACGCTAGCACACGCACTAACAATTGGTAGCGGATTAACTACAACTTCTAGCACATTTGATGGAAGCGCGTCAGTCACTTTCTATCTAACAGCCGCAAGTTCAAGCCAACTAGGCGGCGTAATTGTTCCTGCGGCAAGCACAAGCGGTATTGTTAATACTAGCGGAACGATTAGTCTTGCAGTAGCGTCTGCATCACAAATTGGTGCTGTCAAAGTTGACGGTACAAGTATCAGTGTTTCGACTGGTGTTATCAGTGCTAACTCATCAGGGTTAGTTGGAACTACATTAAATTCAACTGTTACTAGCAGTAGCTTAACTAGCTTTGGAGCAAGTCCAACTCTTGCATCTCCTGTAGTTACTACAGGCATTACAACTAGCGGTTCAAGTATTAACGTGTTTAACACAAACGCAACTACTGTCAATGCATTTGGCGCAGGTACTGCAATTAGTATTGGTGCAAGCACCGGTACAATTACTGTTAATAATAATTTAACAGTTACTGGAAATTTACTAGTTAACGGTACACAAACAATACAAAACGTAGAAACAATTAATACCAGTGTAGTTTCTGCACAAGGTATTGAAATTTCTGGAACATATTCAGGTTCATATTCTGATGGTATTTTAGTTGATTATGTAAACAACAATGGTCGTATAAGCGTTGGTAGCGGTGATGCAATTACATTTTACAATGCTACTGAAACATCTCGTTTCCAATTATTACAAATTGGAACAACAGGTAACTTAACAATGACTGGCGGAACGTTGGCAACTAGTGCTACAACTGCCAACGTATTCAATACAACTGCTACAACAGTAAATGCATTTGGTGCGGCCACTGCAATTAGTGTTGGAGCAAGTACAGGAACAACTACAGTTAACAATGGTTTAACAGTTACTGGTGCTACTACATTAAGTTCTACACTAACATACGGCGGAGTTACATTAACTGCGGCAGCTACCGGTACAGGTAGTA